CAATTATGTGTACTTTTATTTTTAAACATGATAGTCAGCCTATCACTTTTACTGAATCAGAAGATGTGACATTTTCACATGTTCAGAAATACAGAGATGAACGCACTAGGCGCTTATCTCAATTGCAAAAACATCGTCAATCCGTAGCGATTGGACCAATAACTGGTAATCCAGTTATTGATGCGATGAATTTGACAGAGTTAGAATCAAGACGTGATCTTCGTGAAAATGTCCGCACTAGGCGAGCATATGAAATTCGGAGAAAATCTTTGGCAAGACAACAAGCTGAAGCTGTGACTGCTGCTCTCTACGAAAGAAGAGAAGTTTTCCGCGCAGCTCGACGTGCCAAACGACTTGAAACCAGAGGAGGTCTGATGACTGAATCTAAAGAAGTAGGCGATATGTCTATGGACAGCGCTTCTAATATGGATTCTCATGAAAATGTTGTTGACCATACCGGTGAAGAAATCAATATTAAAACATTAGGTGTTAATATTCATAAAACTGATGATGGTGGCAACACTCAATTCTCATTAGAAAGTTTCTTTGAGAGGCCTGTTTCTATTTATGATTCCACTTGGAATTCCGGAACAGAGTACAATGTAGCACTCCAACTTTGGAATTTGTGGAGTAAAGATAGTTCTGTAAGGGCTAAACTCACTAATTATTCATATTTTCGAGGAACTTTACACGTTAAGATAGCTACCACAGGTACACCATATCATTATGGGCGTATCATGGCAGCATATTATCCATATGCAAGATATAATGATGTTTTAGGTCGACATGATGATTTGTTAGCATCCACAACTCCTGGGCCGACAACGACATTACCTTTGTATAAATGTTATTTGTCTCAGACTCCTGGAGTTTCATACATTGATGTAAAAGAGAATGAACCTCAGGAGTTGATAATACCTTTTATTAGTCATAAGCCAAAATTTCGACTATTTAATGACGATAATAATGTTATCACTAATGCTACGGAATTTTCCGATTTCGAAGAGGCTGGTGAGTTGCGCTTAGTGACCTTAAATCAATTAAATGTTGCAAATGCTGATTTTGATAGTGCAGTTTCTCTCAATGTTTATGCCTGGGTCACGGATATTGAATTAGGAAATATCACTGCAACAGACATGAACATTACAGCTCAATCTAAAGACATCTTTACGGAAGCACGCCATGGACGATCTTCACATCGCGAGCCGCGTCGTCATCATCGTAGAAGACGAGATCCCTCTCCCGATCCACCTCCACGTATTGAAATTATTGAAGAAGAAGAGTCTTCTGAAGATGATTACTACGAGAGGATGACCAAAGATGAAGGTACTCGTAGAATAAATTGGCGTAAGTCTAAGAAAGATAAACCAATGTATTCAAAAACAGGTAATTTTGGATCTCGACTAATGACCTCTTTGGAAAAGGGAGGAGACGAATATTCAGAACCTGGTCCTGTTTCAAATGTGGCTACAGCGGTTGCGAAGGTAGGTGATGCACTTACCGATGTTCCTGTCATTGGTGGTTTTGCTAAAGCAACATCCACCGTGGCTAAAAGCATTGGAAAAGTGGCTTCGTGGTTTGGTTGGGCTAAGCCCGTCGTATTGACTGATCCTACTTTTGTTAAGAATATGCCTTTTCAAAATGGTGCCACTACTATTGGGAAAGACACATGCTTTAAATTGACTCTTGATCCCAAACAGGAGTTATCTGTTGATCAAACTTTAGGAGGTGTTGAGGAAGATCAAATGATGATAGCTGAGATTGCCAAGAGAGAGTCTTTTTTAACTACTTTTACGTGGTCAGACGATAATGTGGCAATGACAACACTTCTTTGGAAATGTTTAGTTTCTCCTATTTTGTTTCAATCCGCCCAGTGGACTGACAGTGGGCTGCAAGCAATGGTACAACCAACATCTCTGATGTTTGCAGCACAACCATTTCAGTCATGGCGAGGTAAAATCAAGTTTCGGTTTGAAATAGTCTGTTCAAAATTTCATAGAGGTAAAATACTTTTTAAGTATGACCCTAATGTTGCTATGAACGGACTAATCTCCTCTAATACTACCAAATTAAATCAACAGAATACTGTTATTCTTGACATTCAAGATACTCAAGATATTACTTTTGAGGTTGATTGGGCACATGTAAGAAATTGGGCGCAAGTTCCTCAGAATTTTGCTTCTGATGCGCTTCCGTGTAATACAGAAAATTTTTCTGCTGATTATTCAATGTATGATGCCAATGAATGTAATGGATTCATTGAAGTTAGGCCACTTAATGAACTTGTTCAACCTACATCTACGTCCACTGTTGCAATTAATGTTTTTGTAAGTTGTGATGATTTAGTTGTTAATAGACCATCTACCGCA